ACGTGTTTATCAAATGCTTCATCCTCTACTTGTAGTATAGGTGAGTGTTGTTTAAGAACATAAGACAGGTCTTTTATCTCTATCTTTCTGTATTTAAACTTGTTAAACTTGGGTTCAAAGTCTGATGCTTTGAGTAATTTGTATGTCCACGTACCTGGTACGTTAATGACATGGTAACCGAAAATTGTTTTCATTCTATTTATTTAGATGATTAATAATTTGTTTTTATGCAAAGTTTGTATTACACGGGACTTGCATATGTCCTAAAAAACCCCGAACTTTGGTGGGTGAGTGGTCTACTATTACTTATTAGTATTAAACTTCTAAATAACAAATAGACAGTTATACCACTTACAGTTCAGGGTATTACAGTTCTAAGTTACTGATAATCAAACAGTTATACTCTATTATCTACTAAATCATTACAAAATAGACAGATTATATAGGGTATTAGATTATATCTTACTCTTATACGTTTATGCAAACTTTTCGAGTGAATATCTATCTTCTACTTGTTTATTGTAGATTTCTGTAGAATTGTTAGTAACTTTTTTAGCTTTATTACTTATTACAGTGTAGCCTTTATCTATTAGATATTGCTTTTTGTAATGAAAGTTTTTAAGCTTTAGTTTATTACGAGTATCAATCTTATTGATCTCATAATTAATGTCAATCTTTTCGTACTTCATTAGATTACTTTATTAATATTATAGTTTCTGTACATACTATCTCTATATATGTCATACTTCTTTTTAGTTGTAATAACAATATAGTCTAGTTGCGTGTTAGTAGATCTTTTTGTTAGGAATACTATTCTGTTGTCTTGTTTAGAGAACGATGTAATGTAGTCCATAAAGGTTGAGATTTTACGTTTACGCATCTGTGTCCATACATCTTCTAGCCTGTTAGGCAGGTCAGAGTATATGTGCATAGGATAGTGTTTAAGTGAGGTAGAGTTAATACCATCTACCTGGCACTCAATAAATCTCTGGTTGTTGTTACCTTTTCCTATCGTTATTGGAGCAGTAGACTCCAAAGCAGATGTCAATGTTTCGACAACATCTTGAGATTGTTTAAATGTTTTACGAGTTCTTCTCATAATATTAGATGAGTCTTTTAACGTCTTTCAATTTTACTCAGGACAATTAGAACTCACATAAGGAATCGAACCTTATTACAACCATTGTGAGTTTTTTTTATAGTTTTACTATTCAATTTACTTTTCAGTTTTCTTGAATGTATCTTCTATAAGGAGTTCCATACCTCGTATGTTTACTCCAAACATATAACCTGCGAGTCTTGATCTGGATTTATGTTTCTTGTGATAAGCTTGTATTGCTTTTTCACCTTGATTCATACCAGGTTTAAATGACTCAGAGATTATAGACTTCAACTTATTGTTGTCCATAATGTTTGAGATAGTTTAATTGGTTAATAATTGATTTTACTTTCTAAGACTTTTAAGTATATCTACTTTGAATACATATTTTAAGAAGAAATATATTCCTGTAAATATTGTACATAAATAGATTGCATAGAAAATACCTAATAAGATAGGCTTTACTACAAGGTTTAATAATAATGACATAGTTTTAGTTTTTAGATTTATTAGTTGTTATTATATTCTCGACATAGTTTAGTAATCCTCCGAGAATAATGAGGATTGTTAGGTCATGTAGTATAGACATGATAGTAATTAGTTTTGTGAGCATTATGCTCTGGTTAATTATTTTGAACCCCCTACCAAGGTTATAAGTGTGCAAGGGGGACATACACACATATAGCATCCCTCAACCCAAAACACAAAAAATTTTTTTTCTTAGCTTTGTATTATGGATATAGATTTAGAAAATGGTAAGATAGTGTGTGCAGATAACGGATTGTACTGTATAGAGAAGTATTATGATGATTTTGGTTTTATGTTAGATGATTTCGAAAGAATGTCGCCAAAGATAATAGATAACGATTTTGATATTTTAAATTTTAAATACTTCGTATTGGGTGATGTCAAGTCTTATGATTTTATGTTAAGGATATATTTACAAGGAAAGCGTTAACTTTGCATTATGTATTTATTAAAGGTGAGCAAGAAGGGTAGTATCTTTAAAGATGCTGACAGTGTATTATTAGTACCAGAATTTCAGAAACTATTAAAGGCAGAGGGTATGGGTGAAACCGCTTTAAAGTGGGTGGCGCTGATGCATGACTACGAAAGTCCGTATAGGTATCTGTCTATTGATGAAAGGGCCAAGGCTGTTAGTAAGGACTTGTATAATGATTTTAAGTGGAAGGGGTCTAATAGTGCTGTCTTAAAGTCAGCTGTAGAAAAGTATAAGAAACTACAGTTCGACCCATTGGATGAGCAGTTAATAGCTTTTAATGCTAAGATAGATCAATTTACTAAGTATATGAATAGTATGGTTATCAACGACGACAATGCAGAAAGCTTGCAGAAGCTTATGATAGGCATTGAGAAGATATTGAAGACGCGTCAGACGTTGTTAGACGTCATTGAGCGTAGAGGGGAAAGACAGAAGATTGTCGGTGATAAACAAATGTCGTTTTTAGAAAACAAATTAAATAGAGATAACGATGCATGATGTGCAAAGGTACAGACCTGTAGTTAATAATGGACATCCAGACTTGAGTCCAGACTCTATATCGTATCAAGAATACTGGGAACAAGAACGTGATAGATGTATTAATGGTTACAAACCTAGGGGTATGGATAAAATCTCAGGTAAATACTATTTTTATCTTAATTACTTTAAGATACTAGGTAATTCAGGAGAAAGAGGTAATCGTAAGACTTTGATTAGCCCCTGGTATAGGGAGATGGACAAAGAATACTTCGATTTGTTTGAAACCTGTAAGGACGAAGAAAAAGGTATGATAGTAATTAAAGCAAGGGATAAAGGCTTTAGTTACATGAACTCTGGCTTATTAGCGCATGAATATACATTCTTTCCTTTTAATGACGTGGGTGTTGCCGCAGGATTGCAGTCATCTGCTACATCATTCTTTAATAAGGTAAAAAATGGTCTTAATAATATACATCCTAACTTTAGGCACTCTAGCCTTAGAGATACTGATGAGATTTATAAATCAGGGTACAAGCTTAAAAACAAAGACGGAAAGTGGGAGATAGGCGGGTATCAGTCTCAGATTATCTGTAGAACGATGGATAACCCTGAAGTTTTCAAGGGTGAGCGTTTAGGCGTCATGGTTTTTGAGGAAGCTGGTGAGTTTAAGAGATTGAAGAATGCATACATGTCTTCTAAGGCCTGCTTTATGGACGGTGATATACAATATGGCGTTCCTGTGATTGGTGGTACTGGTGGTGATATTACTAAGTCATCTAAAGACTTTATGGAAATGTATTACAATCCTGAAGCCTTTAATCTTATTCCTATGTTTATTCCTGCTAGTAGAGCATACTACGGATTTTATGATATTGAGTCGGGCAATGAAGATGAGCCAGGAGCTAGAAAAAAACTATTAGAAGACAGAAAAAAGGTAGAAGCCGATCAAAAAGCATACAACCTACACTTGCAAAACTACCCGATGTCAGTGGAAGAAGCTTTCTTAAACACTAAGTCTAGTAGGTTTGACATTTCTCGTATTAACGGGCAGAGAGGTAGAATCATGGGTGATGCTAAATATAAAGGTCAAATACAAAAAGGACATTTACATTGGACTGTGGACGACAACGGCTTGGAAGCCGTGGAGTTTGAGCCACACCCACACGGAAAATTCAAGATACTCGACCATCCGCGAACCAACTTCGTTGGTTTAGACGTGGGGGGAGTAGATAGCTACGATCAAGATCAAGCAGGGGCTAGTACGTCTGAGGGGTGCGCGATGATATATAGAAGATTTTTAAATGTAGACGAGCCAGGTGATTATATAGTGGCAGAATATACAGACAGGCCTGAAAGAAAGGAAGACTTTTATGATGGCGTTTTAAAACTTGCAGTGTATTATAATTCTAAAATGCTAATAGAATATACTAAAATAGCAATTATAGATTATTTTAAAAAAGAAGGCATGCAAAAGTATTTGAAAGAAAAGCCTGCGTCTGCACATAATATAAAAACATTGACAAGAAATACATACGGAGTACATATGAATAAGCAAGTTAAGTCATATATGGAAGACTTAATGGACGACTACATTAGATCGTCAGTTGCAGACATATGGTTTTATGAATTACTGGAAGAGTTGTCATTTTATGGGCAGCGCAACACAGACCGAGCTATAGCATTTGGGTTATGTTTGTTACATAATAATGATAACTATAGACGTAAAGTTTTGGATGCAGAAGAAAAAATTAGTAAAGAATCCTTGGGATTTCGTAAATTTGCATTAAATAGTAGAGGTGTACCTAAAAAAATAAGATAAATGTATAATACTATTACATTCCCTAAACAGCTATTGTTAGATAGCGAAAAAACAGAAGATTGGTGTGAAGCAATGATAGATGCTATTATAAGCACTATGAATACAGACGAATCTCCTTTAGTTCACTCAAGACTAGACGATATTAGAAATTATAACATTTATAATGGTCATGTAGACATTGATGAATATAAATACGTGACTGAGCAGTATGGTGCTGCATATCCAGCTAAACTAGTTAATTATCCTATCATTAGCCCTAAAATAGATTTGCTTTTGGGTGAAGATTTAACTAGACCTATGCAAAAACAAATATCAGCTATTAATAAATCAGCAGCTGTAAGAAGACTTGATGAAAAAATAGCTATAGAAGTTAAAAAGCTTATAAACAACCAACTAGAAGACTTAAAAGAAAAAACACCAGGAGATATAAAATTAAAAATTGACAACGTTCCAATGCCAGATGATGTAGAACAATACATGATGTATACATTTAAAGAGGCCGTAGAGGAAGTTGTAGAAGATGGTTTAGATTATATTATTAATAAATATAACCTTAAAGATTTATTTAAAACAGGTTTTAGAGATTTACTTGTAACATCTAAGGAGTTTTACAAAGTCTACATTAAAAACGGTGATCCATACATTAGACGTATTGATCCTAGAAATATGATATATGATACAAACTCAGAGTCAGACTTTTTAGATGATGCACAATGGGTTGGTGAAGAAAGATGGCTTTCTGTGAATGAGGTGTTAGATGAGTATTATGAAGTGCTTGACAAAGAGCAAGTTAAACTTATAGAAGAAATGGCACGTGTTAATTCACTAAAAGCTGCCGAAGTATACAATCAAGACTTTGAATGGTTAGACTGGAATGATGTTACTGGCCCAAGAGTAAGAGTTGTAACTTGTGAATGGAAATCTATAAAGCCTATAAGATTTAAAGTGTCTGAAAACAAATATGACCCATCTAGACCGTTTAAAAAGGTAGTGCCTGATAATTACAAGAAAAAGAAAGGCGATACTATAGAAACTAGATACATAGATGATATTTGGGAAGGTACTAAAGTTGGTGGACAAGTATTAGTTAATTGTAGACGTAGACCAAATCAAGTTAGGTCTGTTGATGATTATGCTTCTACACCACTATCATATACTGGTGTTATAAGAAATAATAGCACAGGCAGACCGCAGTCACTCGTAGACTTACTACATAATATTCAAATGCTATATAACATTACTATGTATCATATAGAACTTGCAATGGCACGTTCAGGTGGTAAAGCTGTAGTGTATGATGTATCGCAGTTACCTACTAATATAGGTATGGATATACAAGATATTATGTATCATCTTAAAAACGATGGTATTATACCTATTAATTCAAAAGACGAAGGTAATCAGGTCGCAACATTTAATCAATTTCAGCAAGTAGATTTTACTTTATCTCAATCTGTTTCACAATTATTTAATTTAAAATTAA